ATTAATACTAACATCTGTTTGTATAACTTCTTGCCAAGTATTTTGCAACCTTCGACCAGCATAACTAACAATGCCTTTGCTTATACTCCAATCTTGTCCTAGAGGATGCCCGATAGCAATAACAGTTTGACCAGCAACTAGTTTACTACTATCTCCCCATGGGATAGGTTTAATATTTTCTAATATGCGTTGACCTTCGGTATCAGACATCATTAAAACAGCAATATCACTTAGTTCGTCATCACCAATTAGTAGTGCTGAGTAATGCTTTAATTTTCCGTAGAACTGTACTTTTATCTTTCCTGCTTTTTCAATCACATGTTGATTAGTAATAAGATATAACCCATCTTTATATTTGATAACAAAACAACTACCAAAACCTCGAGGATCATTGTCTGGTTTATCTTGTGCAGGCATTAACCCAGACGGTTTCTTAAGATATTTTTGTAGTGGATTACTACCACTTGGTGGAGTAGTCTTCTCTTCGTCAAGTTGTTTATCGGCCTTATAGCCAATAACTTTGCATACGCTTGGCGTAACATCACCAACTAACTTAGTTAGACTTGCTCCGTAACTTGCGTCTGCGTAAATACAGATCGCTAATGCTAATAGAACTGCTCGCATCATAACCATTTACCCTTCGGGTTTGTGAACTTACATGTTGGGCAAATGATTTACAGTTACAGTCTTTGCAAACATGTGTATATTCGTTTGAAGCACGAGTTGGCTTCATCTCTTTACTAGACCGTTCAAAAACATTACCACACGAATCGCATCTTAAGATATACACTTTTTGTTGTGTAGTAACAGACTCTTCTTTACCATTTCGAATTCGTTTATGGCAGTTACTTTTTTTTGAATGACCTAAGTACATTACTAAATATTTAGCATACGGCTTACTTATAAATAAAATAAATATAATATAAGAGCTCAATCTGCTAGGAGATACAAAACAAATGGCTATACAAAATATTAACATCGGTAGTAGCGCCAACGATGGCACAGGTGATCCAATCCGGACAGCAATGGATAAGATCAATGATAACTTTACAGAGTTATACAGTGTAACGGGTGCAGGCTCCGGACAAAATCTAAGCATTAGTGCTAACTCACTTATTAGTGAAAACAGTAACGGCAATATTATACTTGATCCGTCAGGAACAGGTACTGTTGTAGTTGCAACAGGCGCCGGTATAAGGCTTACAGACCATACAGACAACTCAATTCTATTTGTTGACGCTGATGGTGATATAACACAAGATGCAAAACTTAGTTACAATGCTACAACAAATACGGCTGTGATTGAAGATATTAACATTCATGCTTCAGAGATTACTACTGCGGCAAGTAACCAAGCAATTAATATTAATCCAAATGGTTCCGGTGCTATTAATTTAAGTGGTAATACTATTATTACAGGAACTGCTACAGTTTCGAGTAACCTTACTGTTACCGGCACAACTACAATGGTTGATAACATTGTTATTAATAATGCAGGCGCATCAAAAACAATTACAATGGGCAATAACACTGATATCACAATGGGTGCTGATGCGGATTTAACAATGGGTATTGGTAGTATTCTTTCTGCTAACTTTGTCCAAGTTGATAATAATCTTGCTTTGAATGGTAATAAGATCTTTACACAATTATCAAACAGCGATATTGATATTGATCCATCTGGAACAGGTACAATTAACTTACGTGTTCCCACACAAACAACAGTTGGTTCAGCAGGTGGTGCTTCTGCATTACCGGGAGCACCAACAGGTTATATCAAAATAAAGATTGGCGAAACACTAAGGGTTATTCCGTTCTGGCCACAAGCATAAGGAGTTGGTACTTAAATGTCTAAACAAATAGTAAACGTTGGAACCAACCAAGATGACGGCACAGGTGATAATTTACGTGATGCCTTTGTTAAAGTAAATGCAAATTTTACTGAGGTATATTCAGAACTCGGTGGTACCAGTTTAAGTAATTTACGTTTTAGTGGAAGCACTATAACAACAGATGCTACCAATACTAGCATTATTTTAGATCCGCAAGGTGTGGGTAAAATTACCCTAAACGGTGATACACACATTGCAGGAAATATAAATGCTACGGCCGCTATGGTTCTAAGTGGCAACCTCAACGTTGCAGGTGGTACAACGTTAACTAGCACAATAAATGTTGCTGGTGCTACTAAATTAAGTAGCACATTAGATGTGACAGGTACTAGTACATTTTCTGGAGATGTTACGGCAGTTAACCTAGCAACAACTGGTAACACCAATCTAGGCAATGCTACTAGCGATACGATTACAGTAACAGGTAGGTTTGATAGTAATATTACTCCTAGTGCAAATGCAACATACGATATTGGTGCAAGTGCCTTACGTTGGAATAACGTATATGCAGTTAACGCTAATATATCAGGTGATATTACATTAGGTGGTAACCTAGTAGGCGGTGATGCTAATACAGATACAATCACACTTAACGCAGAACTAACTAGTGATATTATACCTGATCAGGACAGTGGATACAACTTAGGCTCAACAAGCAAACGATGGGCAAATGTATGGGCTGATAAGCACACTGGCACGGTATTTCATACGGCGGGCATTGAGATTAGTGGGACAACAATTAAAACTTCTACCACAAATAATGATCTAAATCTTACAGCAAGCGGTACAGGTGATGTAGTAATTGACAGTGTAAAGGTTAGTGATTTAACAGCAAGCAGACTTGCATTAGTTGGTACTAGCGGTGCATTACAAGACGACGGTGACTTCACTTATGTCTCTAGCGGAAGCGGCGGCACACTAACAGCAAAGTATCTTAGTTCAGAAAAGATTACAGTTGATAATCTACAACTTGATGCTTCTACAATTAGTACAACCGCAGGTAGCCTTGTTCTTGCTCCTTTATCAGGACAAGGTATTAGTGCAAATAGTGAGAAGATTACTAATGTTAATACACCAACAGACGGTTCAGATGCGGCTACAAAAGATTATGCTGATTCTTTAGTATCCTCTATTGCATGGACTTTATCAGATGATACAAGTAATATTGCACTTATAGATAACGGTGAAGATATTAAGATCCTAGGCGGAGATGCCATTCAGTCAATTCTTTCGTACGGGACAGCAGGACATATTCTAACTATCAACAGCGAAGAGACAATAGCAACCGTTATTGGTCGAAATAATACAGCAGGCAGAGGCAGTACTCTAGAACTTAGTCAGTTAATAATTGACCAAAATACAAAAATTAATAGTAACACTATAGGAACAACTCTGTCTAACAGTGATCTTGAAATTCAAGCCAACGGTACTGGTAAGATATGGGTTAGAGATACACCAATGCAGGTCGACGGTACGCTTTCTGTAACAGGTGTAAGTACATTTACTGAAGCAACGACACACACAGGTGGCGTTAAAGTTCCAAATGATGGATTTGTTGGTAGTGCAGGACAAGCAGAGGCTATAAAGATTGCAAGTGACGGCGATGTAACGTTCAAAGCAGATATTAATGCTAATGCTGTAGGCTCAACATTAAAAGCCAACTTTCTTATTGTTGATGACAATATTGCATTAAACGGCAATAAACTGTTTACAAACTTATCAAATAGTAATATTGATATTGATCCATCAGGTACTGGTGTAGTTAACATACGGTCCGCTGTTATGTTACAGAACCAATCTGGGGATCCAACTGGTGTAGCCAATACTTCACACATTTACGCAAAAGATGATAGTGCTTCATCTGAAGTATATGTTAGAGACGAAGCAGGCAACGTAACTAAGATTTCACCACATAATGACGCAGGCGATTGGGAATATTATTCTCGTAACATTAAAACAGGTAAAGTAGTGCGTGTTAATATGGAACGTATGATACGTAAACTAGAGGAGATCACCGGCGAAACGTTCATTGAGGAAATTTAATGAGCCATTGGACTAAAGAAATACTAAAACTTGTTTCATGTTTAGTTATAATATTTGGCATATTTTGGTTAATGATAACCTTTGTATCTTACTAGCATAATTTATTTGACGACCCTTAGATAAATACTGTATAATGAGGAGCTCTATGTATGGCAAATCCAGCATGGGTCACACCACCCGGTGATTTAGGTACGGTAACTGAAGGTCAGTTTTACCAAATACAGTTAAATGCGGACAACGCAACTACGTATGCATACCATAGCGGTGTGTTACCTGACGGTATTGAAATCAAACCTGACGGCGGTGTTGAAGGACAGCCTCGTAACTACGATTATATACAAGGTGTTCCGCAAGAGGTTGCGTTAGACGTAACAAGTAGGTTTGTTGTACGTGCTACTAGTGTAGACGGCGGTGTAGCAGATCGTGTTTTCCAATTAACAGTAACAGGACAAGATGCTCCTACAATTAATAAATTACCTGATTCTGATTTAGGTAGTTTCTTTGATGGCGATGTAATTAGTGTACAGTTAACAGCAACAGATCCGGATCCGCAAGATACCCTTACATGGAAGTTTAATAGTGGTGATTTACCAGCAGGACTTGAGATAAGCACGTCAGGATTGATCTCGGGTGTTATTACACCAGTTGCAGATCTTACTGGAACGCCAGGGTACGATGTAACTAACTTTGATATGCAACCATACGAATTTAGAACAAAGAGTGAAAATAAAACATACGAATGGATGGTTGAAGTAACTGACGGCAAAGAAAAAGCATTAAAAGCATACAGAATGTTTGTTGCTTCACGTAATAATCTTTCAGCAGACACTGACTTATTTACGTGTGACGGATTTGCTCCTACAGCGGTTGCAACATCAATTGAAGCAAAATTAACATCAGACTTAACAACTATACGCAATCCATACATGATTACAAAAGCCGCAGACTTAGGTACAGTGACACACGATAACTTCTTTGTGTATCAGTTTGAAGCCGCAGACCCAGATGGCGATGTTCTAAACTACACACTATCGGTTGGTGCAGGTATAGGCTTCTTTGTGTATCAGTTTGAAGCCGCAGACCCAGATGGCGATGTTCTAAACTACACACTATCGGTTGGTGCAGGTATAGGTTATGATGTAGATAATTTTGATATGAGTATTTTTGATAGAGGTACAAGAGAACTACCACCGGGTCTCTCTGTTGATACAACAAGCGGTTGGTTTACAGGCAATATACCTATTCAGTCAGCAACAAAGAAAGACTATGAATTCTCTGTAAGAGCATATAAACAGAATAATTCGGATTACGCAAGCAAGTGGGTAAACTTTAAAATGACCATTGAAGGTACTATTGATAGTACTATTGCTTGGCCAAATGCAAATCTAGGATCACTACAAACAGGCGAAATATCACAACTTGATGTGACTGCTACTATAACAGGATCTCGCCCTGTTGTGTACGAACTTAAAAAAGATACAACTAGTAAATTACCACAAGGCGTTAAATTAGATCAAAACGGATTAATCGTTGGTCGTGCAAGTTTTGAGACTATGATGTTTGATACTGGTCTAACGACATTTGATATTGAAGATGTTAGAACACAAGAAACAACCTTCGAAAGAGAATACAAATTTACTGTTCGAGCATATAGTAACGATCTTGTAATTGACACATATCAAGAGTTTACGTTAACAATAGAAAACAGTTCATTGAAACCATATGAGAGTCTATATATTAGAGCGTTGCCACAACAAACACAGAGGGATATTTTTGAAGCGTTAATTAACAATGCTGATGATATCCCAACAGATGCAATATACAGACCAAGTGATCCTTACTTTGGTTTACAAAAAGATATTAGGGCACTCGTTGCAACAGGACTTAACCCATCCCCCGAAACAAACTATATTCAAGCAATGGCCCAAAATCACTGGAATAACTTATTACGATTTGGTAAGTTTGGAACAGCAAAGGCGTATGAGGCAGATGGCTCTACAGTTAAGTATGAGATAGTGTATGTTGAACTTAAAGACTTTATGATGGGTACTGACCCAGCAACAAAGAAAGAAGCACCGGCATCACAGAAAATTAACTTAACCTTACAGACAGGGTGGGAAAATCCTATTACGATTGACTCAATATCCCCTAAAGTAAGTTCGGGCAACATGACAGTTGATTCTAAGAATGATCATATTGCATATCCTAATGCTATTCAGAACATGCGTAATAGATTGCTAGATAAATTAGGAAGTGCAATACTAGAAAGATTTGTGCTACCTGAATGGATGCAAGACAAGCAAGAAGATGGTACTGTAATTGGTTGGAAATTAGTTGCTCCCATTGTATATTGTAAGCCTGACACTAGTGGCAAGGTTCGTTTCTTACTAGAAAAAAGAACAACTATTGATCTTAAGAAACTTAGTTTTGAAGTAGACAGGTATATCTTAGATAACAACCTAAGTAAGTATTACGATAAAACTACAGGTAAGTATACTGCTAGCGCAGAAACAACATTTGATATAGGATCAGTAGCATCAACTGTTGTAAGTACAGTCGATTATGTATCACAGTACTCATTTGATACAGTTAATAACGTATTAGCGCAAACTGCCGCCGAGTCAGGCTATATTAAAGGAGCGGCTGATGCAGACGCATTAAATGGAAAGCATATTATATTCCAGTACCAAACTAGTCCATTAGGATTATACTCTTTGAATGATGGATGGAATCAAATATTTGACACATATGATGCAATAGGATTTGAACAAATGGAGTTTGGAAAGTATGAAATACTTCCAGGATTCTTTGATAAACTAACAGGAAACTCTGATATTAATAAACGAGCTGGTATATGGAAAATAAACGTAATCAACGGATTTATAAAGTTAGAGTTTGTAAAAGAGGTTATTCCTGGTAACCAAGTAAAAGTAACATACGAAAATACTATATTTTATTACGAAAAAACATCGTCAGGCGGAAATAATGCGCCAAATTATGTCGATGTTCAAACAGTTAACCTTCTTGCAGAAGGTTCTAGCACAGAATCCACCTTTGATGGTCGTGGAACAAGGTTCTATGCTGACGTAGATGTTTACGCCGCCGTAGACGAAGGTGATAAATATATTAAGTTCCCTAGAGTCGGAGTTTTTAGATAATGGCAAGCAATATCAATGCAAACAATATAGACGGTACTTTTCCAATTGCCGGGCAGGATAACGATAGTCAAGGTTTTCGTGATAATTTTACGAACGTTAAGACTAACTTTACTAATGCAAAAACTGAGATTGAAGATTTACAAAGTAATGTAGTTCTTAAAGCCGCACTATCAGGCACAACGTTAGACAATAACGGTGCTGGTGCGTTAATGACAGATTTTGAACTACGAGACATGAAAGAAACTAGAGTCGCAAAAGGCACTGTTTCCGGAACTGTTACTTGTAACTATGCAGAAGGCAGTTACCAAACACTAACCACTAGTGGTAGTGTTACACTAGCATTTAGTAACTTCCCCCCAAGTGGAGGGTTAGGTAAGATTCGTGTAGAAATTACTGTCGCTAGTGTTGCACATACTATTACACTACCATCGGCAGTTACCGTTGGACACACAACATTAAATGGTGAGGCTAGTAGAGTTATTACTGCTGACACTGCTGAAACTATTATATTAGAATTTACTACAGACGATGGTGGAACTAATATTGCGGTAAGCGACCTTACACGTAATAGGAATAAACTTCCTATTGCAACAAAAGTTAACTCAGGTGCATCCGGAGATGTAAAAGGAATGGTTGCTGTAGATACAGCATACATTTATATTTGTACTGCGGCACATGATGGATCAACTGCTATTTGGAAACGAGTAGCATTAAGTGCTTATTAGGATATAAATTATGGATGACCAATATAGAAAACTACAAGAAAAGATTGATGCAATCGCCCGGAATGAACCTCTTCCGCCTGTGAACGAAGAAGAAGGTCCATACGGAGTCAAAGATAGTAATTATGAA